AGTCATGCGCTCTAATGCGAGCTGAGTAATCATATTAGCTCGGCTTGTGCTGTATCCTGATTTAGTTTTAGCTACTAAAGCTTTGACACGAGAAGCTGTTAATTTGCCTGCACGCGCGGCAAACCAAGCATCTGAGCCTTGTTCAACATCTATAATATTCATTACTCTGCCTCCGCTTTTTCTGCGGCTACAATAGCGGCTTTTTGCTCAGACCAAGCTTTTTTAAGGGTAGCTAAGTCTGCATTATTGCACTTTAGTTTACGTATTTTTTTAGCAACAGCTTTTAAATCATCATCTTGCATAGATTCTGATATTTCTATAAGCAATGGCTCTAAGTCTATTGATTTTATTTGTTTAGCCTGTGACGCGACATTACCATCATCGTCTTCTTGTGACATATTAAGTGCGCCAGCTAAACCGCCGCGACGGCAGTATGTCATTGTAGACATAAGTACGTGTATATCTGCATTTTTTACATCTGATTCAAAATATGTTTCATACCATTCCCCGGATGTGTGCAATATTCTTGTGCTTAGTACCATTGTGCGACGCTCAGTAATACCACCTTGATTTTGCATTATTGTTATATCGTTTTCTGCTAAATGTGGCCTAGCAGCCTCAATTAGTGAGCTAATAGTTGTATATTTAGATTTAAAGTGCGGATTGCTGCCATCTTTACTTGCTGGCTGTATAGAATTAATAGCTTTAACAAGAGCTGGTGCAATTTTAGCTGTGCTTGCAGAATGTTGTATTGGTAAGTGTTGTATAGTCACGTTTTCCTCCATTTTTAAACTGTGATGACTTAGCCATAAAGTAATACGCGTGCCTTTGCAATAGCTAATCTGTTATTATTTTTACTAGACATTGTAAAAAATATACTTATAGAATAGTGCTATGTACTTTAAAAAAGGAGTTTGATATGAAACATACTGTACAATCTATAATTGATAAATCAGGCGGCAAAGATGCTGTCTGCGAGATAATACCAAGTTTAAAGCCTGATACACTTCGCAGCTGGAAGCGGATTGGAATCCCGGAGAAATATTGGGATAGACTCATTGATATGCACAAAACACGATTAACGGTTAATGAGTTGCACAAGTTAAATACTATTGTGCGCGGAGGATGGTAATGTGGGTGCTACCGAAAAATTACCAACTGTCGTCAGTTTTTGCAGCGGATATGGTGGAATCGAAAGAGGACTTGATCTTGCAGGGCTTAGACATAGAACAATCTGTTATGTGGAGATCGAAGCCTTCGCCATTGAAAACTTGGTGCAGAAGATGGAAAGAGGACTCATTCCTGCCGCACCTATTTACACGAATCTTAAAACCTTCCCAGCGCAAATCTTTCGAAACAAAGTTGACATTATTACTGGTGGATATCCATGTCAGCCGTTTTCACAGGCAGGAGCAAGGCAAGGAACAGACGATTCCAGACACTTGTGGCCTTTCATCAGAAAACACATGGAAGCAATTAGACCTAATAGAGTTATGTTCGAAAACGTCGAAGGTCACATATCGCTTGGACTCTCGACAGTCATCAGCGACTTGGAAGAAGATGGTTATAGGTCAGCGTGGGGAATATTCAGCGCGCGTGAAGTTGGCGCAAAACACCAGAGAAAAAGAGTCTTTATCATGGCCGACAGTGATGGCATCTGATTGGAAAAATATGGATACTTGTAACCAAATGCAATTAGCTAAAGCCGTCAAAATTAATTGGCCTACACCAGCTGCTAGAGATTATAAAGGTAAATCAGGAAAAGGCAGACAACAGAGAAAAAATAATCCATTAGATACATTACCAAACGCTGTAATGATAGATAATGGTGGCCCCTGCTATCTCAATCCAGATTGGGTAGAGAAACTAATGGGTGTACCAACTGGCTGGACTGCACTAGATGGCAATAGCAATGAATGGCAAAATAATTGGTCAGGCGATTGGGAGGGTAACACGCCTCGCACAACTGATGTTAAAAAAGATAGAGTTGACCGCATTCGTATGCTTGGAAATGGTGTTGTTCCTGCGACAGCAGCTAAAGCTTGGACAGTGTTAAGCGCTAGATTAAATAAAGGAGATTAAAATGAAAATACAGAAATATGATAAGAATGGAGTAGAGTCTTTTTATACTGAGCATCCATATTTTAAAAGGATGATGCTTCACCGGGCAAAGCGCAGAAAAGATACTAGATCACAACATCACTGGCAAAAACTTGTGAATCAAGAAACTACAGATGCACTACGGAGGCTGTTAGATGAAGTTTAGTGAGCACCCGGATTACGTCAAGTACCGCACAATACCTAATTATTTGTACGCCAAGATAGCACTTGAACAATGTGGCAAGTGTGGCTGTGGATGTGGTAGAGATTTGGAATTTGAACAACGTAAAATACGCATTGAGCATATTATGCAAAGAGCATTTGGCGGTAAGCATGAAGAGGGCAATATAGCGCTTTGGTGTGTGAAGCCTTGCGCTCTCGCTAAAGATAGGAGAGATGCGGCTAACCGCAAAAAAGTTAGAAGCTTAACAAAGTCTACAAAGAAAAGTCAGAAGCCTAAGAAAAAAATCCAGTCGCGCGGATTTAACGACAGTTATAAACCAAACATAAAGGAAATTGATTGATGTATAAACGTAATAAATACAACGCCATCAAAGTTAAAGATGATGGCTACACATTTGACAGCAAGCGTGAACACGCCAGATACCTGCATAACAAGCAGCGCTTAAAAGATGGTGAGATAACAGATTTAGAAATACACCCGGTATATCAGATACTAGTAAATGACCAGAAGATATGTAGATATACTGCTGACAGCCAATATAAGAATAAAGAAGGCACTTTAATAGTGGAAGATGTTAAGAGTCCCATTACAGCTAAAATACCCAAATTTCGGCTTATAAAGAAGCTCATGAAAGCTGTGCATAATATAACAATTTTGGAAGTGTATTAAATAAAAAAGGGCAGTAGAAAGGATTAAAAACTACTGCCCAGTTGTCTGCATCTACGGGGAGGAAAACAAGCAGACACACATATTAATAAAGATATTGACGTAATTGTCTATATGCGATTACAATTAAAGCGTAAAAAAGGAAAACAAAATGAGCTTACCATACTTCAATTACTATCCGAAAGACATGGGATACAAAACTATGCATCTAACTTTAGCAGAGTTTGGTGCATACAACAGACTGCTATCACTTTGTTGGACGACACCGGGCTGCACAATTCCAAAAGATATTGAATGGATTGCAAGAAAGATGCTTATAAGAACAGAGCAAGATAAAGCTGTGTTGTTGGCAATTTTAGATGAGTTTTTTATTGTTATAAAAGGGCAATATGCAAATAAAAGATTATTAGAAGAATATAAGAAAAGTGACAGCAAGTATAAAACAAAAGTTAAAGCAGCTAAAAAAGGGGGTGCAGCTACAGCATTGAAATATAAAGAAAAAGATAGCGCCAACAGGCTTGCAGACGATAAGGCCATAAGGCGTGCCAACCAGAACCAAGAACCAGAACCAGAATTAGAACCAATTATTAATAATATACTATATAAGGAATGGAGGCCAAAAACATTAAATGCGACGACCAAGACAGCTCAGATGGTGCGTGATCATATGAGCAAAGATGTTTATGAGTTAGAGCTGGAAAAGTTTGTAGAATTTCACATAGACAACAAAACTGAGTCTACTGATTTTAACAGGCAGTGGCGCACATGGTTAAAAAACCATTTTACATACAACGACAGCAAAAAAGGAAAACAAAATGTCAGAAATAATAAAATTAACAAATACGCGCAAATCGGTGAGCAAAGACGTGCTAACCGGGGAAACTTGCTTAAAGAGTATCAATCTTAAAGGCTGGCCTAGAGATTTTGATTGTGCGCAAGATAAACAAATTGCAGCTGCGCAAAAGAAAAACATAGAGAAAGTTAAAGAACATTACTTAGGTACATTACAGCCAGCTGGCGCTAAAACTATATTAGGCTGCATTGAATTGCTTGAAAGCAGATACTATGAAGTTGCTAGGCCGCCAGAGCTACAAAAACAATTAGACCGGGAGTGGATTGCTGACATGAAAGACTATCCAGAGGATTTGATACACCAAGCTTGCGTAAATTGGCGCAACTCAAGTCAAAGCTTTGCGCCTAGATCAGCTGGCGTATTGATGGAGTCAGTCAAGCCTGAGTATGTTAGACGCAAAAGCTTATATTTAAAAGCTAAGTCAGTTTTGGAGTTAATATAATGCTTATTAACAAAATACATGAAGAAGTTTATAGAACGCCTTGGTTTGGACTAAAGCAAATAGCGTTTGCTTGTAATACTACCCCTCAGAGCGTTAGCTCGACATTAGCCCGGTGCGGTACGTCATTTAATAAATTAAAGGCGCAAGAGATACGGAAGCTGAAGGATTTTGAAAGAAAGAATAACAATGGGTAAGAGAAGCAACTATCAAAGAGTGGCAAGAGATTATTATCCAACCCCATTTAAGGCTGTAATGCCGCTAAAAAAACATCTAAGTGAAAAGTTTGCATTTATCGAACCCTGTGCAGGAAATGGTGCATTGATATCACACCTACAAATGTTAGGCGGCAGCTGTGTTGATTA